ATCCAGGACGGTGAGGCGCGGGAGAATCTGATCCTGCAACTGCGGCGCTGGCAGGTCAACCAGGAGGGCGAGGACCTCTGGAAGGCCGCCCACAAGCAGGTGGTGGACGCCAAGAAGAAAATCAAGGCGTTGCTCCCGCTGGACGGGCAGCCCCACCGGTACGTCCTGGACGACTGCGTGATTGAGATCACGGCGGAACGCCCCGGCGGTCACCGGGAGTTCGACGCCAGTTCGCGCCAGGACGTGCGGATCAAACGGGTGCAGGAGTGAGGCTGGAAAATCCCCAGGCCGCCGTTGCGAGTGCGATGACCGAGGCCGCACTGATGGCGGCGGTTACCGAGTTGGCCCGCGCCCAGGGGTGGCTCGTTTACCACCCCTGGCGCTCGGTCAAGTCAGAAACGGGATTTCCCGACCTGGTGATGGTCCGCCCGCCCCGGGTGGTTTTCGCCGAGATGAAAACCGAGAAGGGCCGGCTCCGGAAGGGCAGCTGGAACAAGGGCGGCACACGCTATCTGCCGGGGCAGGATGAGTGGCTTGCGACTTTTGGGGAGTGCCCCGGTGTGGAAGTTTTCCTCTGGCGTCCCGCCGACTGGCTGTCGGGCGTAATTGAGCGCATTCTGCGGTAAGTGACAATGGCCGCTTCCATTCCGCATGGGCCTAGGGTATAGTGGGCAGAGAAAAGCCCGGCGGCGTTGAAGCGCCCCGGGATTGGCACGATAGGACGTGACTACCGATGCAACTACAGTTTAGCACGCTTCTCACCACCTCCGATACGTCCCTCTGGCAGAGTCCCCTCCTTCCACCCAGATTCTGGAATAAGGTCAACCCTGACGGCCCAATACCCGCGCATTGCCCTGAATTGGGGCCATGCTGGGTGTGGACTGGGAGTTGTCACCGGCAAGGCTACGGGCGATGCAAGGTTGACGGCACGATGGCACGAGCGCACCGGCACACCTACGCAACCCTCATCCAACCCATCCCTGCGGGCCTAGACGTTTGCCACCACTGCGACAACCCGCCCTGTGTGCGTCCTTCGCATCTGTTTACTGGAACCGATGCCGACAACTCTGCTGACAAGGTGCGGAAGGGGCGGCGCAACGATGCACGGGGTGAACGCAATGGGAGTGCCAAGATGACCGCCGCCAAGGTGCTGGAAATGCGCAGGCTGGCCCGCGAGGGAATGACGCAGTGGGCTATTGCCCGCCGATTTGGGGTGGGCCAATCACAGGTTTCGCGCATCATTCAGCGAAATCTCTGGGCGCATATTTAGCTAAGGAGGAATAACGATGCGAGAGGAAATAGTCGAAATGGTCACTATCGCTTCTGCGACCCTCACAACCAATAGGGAGGGGCAAGAAGCCTGGAAAACGATGGTCGAGATCCCTTCTTTTCACAGCAAATATCCGGTGGGGCCGCTCTGGGTACCGGTGACGCAAGGAGCCTACTTGAAGCAAGGGGATCAGGCAAGGGTCAAACTCCGGCGGGGCCGTCAGAAATCCGGGAGTGCAGGGACCAACGACTGGGATTATTTCTGGGAATGCGAACAATGGGGCACCGAGGAAGCGCCCACAGAAGCCCCCGCGCCCCCCAGTGAGCCGCGCAGCGGCAACAGCCAGGATGAGTTCCGGCGATCCAAAGAGCAGATGAATTGGATAGAAGCTCTCAACAACGCGACCCACCTGGTGGCTGCTCTGCTGCGGATGCCTGATGCTGACGTACATGGATGGCACAACACGGCAGGCGTACAAGCGGAGATACTGGGCTGGGCATCCTGGTTTTTCGACACCATCCTTGCTGGCCCGCCGGTGGCCGCTGGGGAGCCGGAGCCAGCCCCCGTGCCGCCGGTGGCCCCGGACCCACCGCCGCAACAGGCCCGCGCTGGCACCAGGAAGGCCGCTGACGCCCCAGCAGGACCAGACCCGGTCCCAAGTGCGCTGGTGGCCCTAAATGAGGCCAGGAAGGCCGCTGGGGTGTCCGTCCAGCGGCTCAAGGGGGAGGCTCACGCGCGGTATGGCACCAATGACATCCGGACTCTGGACGCGCGGAGGATTGACGAACTCACGGCGTCCCTGGTCAACGGCGACCTCGGGCCGGGCTGATATGCCCTGGAATAGTGGCGACACGCATCTGCCGGACTGCGCCGTGGGCCTGGTGACCCCGGACCGATTGCTCTGCGCCACCGGCTGGCCGCACCGCTGGTCCGGCTGGCCTGGCGCGTGGTGTCAGGATTGCGGTCTGCCAGACGCGCACGAAATCTGCATCGGACGAGTCTGCGAGTGCCCTTGCCACGAGGCGTTCTGGGCCGAGTACGCCACGGCAGAGGCGGCTGATGAAAACATGAATTCGTCATCGCCAGAGGCCGATACAGCGGATTTCCCGCAACAGGCGATGGAGGATTTTCGTCGTGACAACCAGTAGACTGATTTTTGCTTGCCGAAAGTGCAGCACAACCCGGCGGGACCCCGGCCTGTTCTTCGCCCACATCGACCTGGAGAATCAACTATCTCGCCTTGTCGATGTTGGCTGGAAGCGGCAGACCACCCTGGAGAGGGCGCTTAGCCTGACGCTCCCGCGCTGGCGATTCTACGATCTGGTCCTGGCTCCGACGCTTGACGCGCCGCACCACTCGCTGGGGTTCCTGGCGGGCTGTCAGGACCGCCTGCCGCCGGAACTGCTGGCCCGGGTGGACCAGAGATACACTCAGCCGGACCACCCCGAGGTCCACCAACCGGTGGAGTGGTGTCATTTCGCGCCGGGCAGCCATCGAGATGGGTCATATCGCCTGGCTCCGTGCGCGATGTGTCTCGGTGCAGACCTGGGCAAGGTGATTGAGGGGGCGTTCGCTACGCCCAAGGCCGAGGCGGTGGACATGAATATCCCGAACATCCGACGATTGGAGGGCTGACCGGTGAAACTTACGATTGACCTGGACGAGGAAACCTTTAAGGCTCTGGAGGCGTGTGCTTTGTCCCGGCGGCGCAGCCCAGAATGCCAGGCTGAGGTATTTATCCGTATCAAACTGGGGCTGCCATACCCATTCCCCCCGGCGCCCGCACCGGCTAAGGGCATTCCGTTGGCGGGGCCGGGGCACTACGATGCGGGATCGTGATATACTGGCAGCGGCCAAAAAAGAGTCCCGGCGGTGCTTTCAACACCCCGGGACCACGGCACGATAGGAGTTGGCTACCATGCAGTTAGATTTTACCATGCTTCTCACCCCTGACGCCTCCCTCTGGCAAAGTCCCCTTCTCCCACATCGCTTCTGGGCCAAGGTCAACCTCAACGGCCCGCTGCCACCCCATTGCCCTGAACTTGGGCCGTGCTGGGTCTGGACGGCGTACTGCAAGCCGAATGGCTACGGTGCATTTAGGTCTTACGGCAGGATGGTCTACACGCATCGGCTCAGCTATACCTCCCTGGTCGCCCCGATCCCGGAGGGGCAGGATGTTTGCCACCGCTGCGATAATCGCCCCTGCGTTCGCCCGGGCCACCTGTTTGTCGGGACGAGGGCGGAGAACATGGCAGACTGTGCGCGGAAGGGGCGGGGTGCCGTTGGTGAGCGCAACGGGAGTGTACTTCATCCGGAGCGGGTGCCCCGTGGTGAGCGCGTCGGGAGTGCCAAGTTGACTACCGCCAAGGTGCTGGAAATGCGCCGCCTGGCCCGCGCGGGCGTCACCCTCAGGGCAATTGCCAGCCGATTCGGGGTGGACCATACCACGGTCTGGCAAATCGTTCGGCTGAAAAGCTGGGCGCATGTTTGAAGGTCCGGAATGGCAATCACTTTGGGGGCAGGGCTGCTTTTTTTGCTCCTGGGAGCGTCCCGTGGTCCGGCTGTCGCACACCCGGATCTGTTTTTCTTGCCTTGCCCGGAGCTTCCCGGGCTGGCCGGACGAGTGGATTCAGGACTGGCTACTCCGGCAGGCGGCGGCGCGACTGGCCCAGAACGCACGGATGGAGCGGCGGCAACCCGAGGGGTGGCAGTTGGAGTTGAGATTGCCTGAGGGGAACCGTGACCCTGTGGTATACTGACCGGGTGAGCCGGGGCATCCTGTCAGGTGCCCGTTCCGATATTCAGGAGACGGGTTCCGCCTCCATGCGGGGGTTCATCGCGGCGGGATTCCGGCCCTTGCCCGGTTACCAACTGCGTTACATCTACTTCCTGAACCCGGCGGCCCGGCCCCGGCTGACGGTACCGGTTATCCCGTTTGAACGCATCAAAGCCATTGGCGCGGCGATGTACAAAGGCAAGCGTCCGAAGGATTCCAGCGAACCGGCGGCTATCCATGCCGCAGCCCCTCGGCAAGCCTAATTGCGGGGAAGGATGCAACATGCCCTACAAAGATCGACAAGCCCACCGGGATGCTACAACTAACAGGGTAAGGGAGCGAAAAGCCGTATGGTTTTTGGCTAATGGTCCATGCAGGGAATGCGGGTCATGGGACCAACTAGAATTAGACCATATTACCCGAGATGAGAAAGAGGATCATCGTGTGTGGGGGTGGTCTGATGAGCGGCGGATAGTAGAATTGGCAAAATGCCAAGTATTATGCCAATCCTGCCATAGGACAAAGACGAATCGTGAATTAAGCGAGGCTTTTTCTCAGCCTATAAAACATGGGGCATTATCAGCGTATGATAAGAAAGGGTGCCGCTGTGATTTATGTAAGGCGGTTAAAAGCACGTACCAGCGGAACCATCGGGGAATAAGGGGAAGGTTTTCGAATGCGTCCGTCGTCTAAAGAGGACACCAGTATTCCATGCTGGGGATGGCACTGCGAAGTGACCCGGACGCTCCAGACACTAGACGGTCCCGGCAAGCCCCTTGACGGGTCTTCCGGCCTGTTCCCCATGCTAGACCGCATGGCAAAGGTGAAGTGATGGCCTCCACAACTGGCGGGCGACCCACCAAGCTAACTCCCGAGGTGCAGAGGCGCATCTGCGACGCGGTGTCGGCTGGGAATTATTACGAGCCTGCCTGCCTGTATGCGGGCATTTCCTATCAGTCGCTGCGGAATTGGATACAGCGGGGGGAGAAGGCCAAAAGCGGCATCTACTTTGAGTTTCTCGAGGCCCTTACCCGTGCGGAGGCGGAATGCGAGGTCCGCATGGTCGCCCAGTGGCGCTCGGCGATGCCGACTGACTGGCGGGCCATCAGGGATTTCCTGGAGCGCCGGTACCCAGAACGTTGGGGCCGCAAGGAGCGGGTGACGGTGGCCGGAGACCCCGAGGCACCGCTGTACATTGCCCCGGTGGAATCGGACGGGAGCGAGTGGGACCACTTGTCGCCCAGCCAACTCGGAGTGGAGTTCCAGGACACGCTGAATGAGTACCGACGCCTCTACCAATCTGGAGAGTTCACCCCCAGCTAGCCCCTCGACGGGTCTACCGGCTAGCCAGTCGCCCGATGCGCCTCTAAGCGAGCCCCTCGACGGGTCTCCCGGCGAGTCGCTGGCCCAGGTGCGGGACAAGCTGCGGGGGCTGCACCAGGCCCTCCTGCGGCGTGACCCGGTGCTCTGGATTGAGAAAAACTATTTCATCAAGGAGACCTCCCGCCCGATTGTCCTTGAGCGGTTCCAGAAGGCCGTCCTCCGTTACGCCCTCCAACGCAATGAGGATGGCTCATTCCGCTACCAGACCGTGGTGTGGTCCCAACCCAAGAAGAGTGGCAAGACAGCCGTCTCGGGCGCGGTGGGCCGCTGGGCCGCGGAGACCTGGGGCCGTTACCAGCAGATATTCTGTGTCGGCAACGACGCCAAGCAGGCCCTCGAACGCGCCTTCCAGAGCATCCGGGAATCGATCCAACTCGACCCACGGTACGATCCGGGGCGGCAGTCCCTCCCCGGCGAGTGGGCGGTGTTGACGACCCGCCTGGATCATCGCTCCGGCTCCCGCATCTCGGCGGTGGCCACCGACTACCGGGGCGAGGCTGGCTCCAACCCCTCGCTGTCCATCTGGACCGAGCTTTGGGGCTTTTCCAGTCGCGACGCGCTCCGGTTCTGGGCCGAGATGGCCCCGTCCCCGCTGCGCCTCAACTCCCTCCGATGGGTGGAGACCTACGCTGGCTATGAGGGCGAGAGCGAACTCCTGGAGGAACTCTACGCCAACATCGTCGTCAACGGGCGGCAGCTGACGGCGGGCGAATTGGGCGACCTGGGTTGCTTCCCCGAATCGCCCAACCCCAACGACCTGGTGCCCTGCTACGTGGACGATGCCGCGGGAGCCTTCGCCTATTGGGATGAGGGCGACGTGGCCCGCCGGATGCCCTGGCAGCAGGGACCACGGGGTGAGCAATATTACGCCAACGAAGCCGCCACCCAGACGCCGAAACAGGTTGACCGGCTCCACCGCAACAAGTGGGTGTCCACCGAGACCAACTTCGTGCCGGTCGAACTCTGGGACGCCTGCGGGCACCGTCCGCCGCCGCCTTTGCTGCCTGGCGACCAGACCCCGATGGTGGTGGCGCTGGACGCCGCTATCACCGGAGACTGCTTCGGCCTGGTCGGGGTGACCCGGGACCCGGATAACCCCGACGAAGGGGTGATTGTCCGGGTGGTCCACAAGTGGGAGCCGGACGGTACGCCCCTGGATTTCGAGGCGGTGGAGCAGGTGGTGAAGCGCCTGGCGGCCAACTACAACGTGGTGCAGTTCGCTTATGACCAGTACCAGCTACACGACTTCAGCACCCGGCTCCGCAAGGCGGACGTGGGCTGGTTCAAGGTGTTCTCCCAGGGCGATGACCGGCTGAAGGCCGACAAGCAGTTGTGGGACCTGATCGTGAACCGGCGCGTGCGGCATGATGGGAACCACGAGTTGCGGGGCCACATCATGAACGCCAACGCCAAGCAGTCGGCCAACGAGGACACCCGGCTGCGGATTGTTAAGAAGTCCGCCAAGCGTCACATCGACCTGGCGGTGTGCCTCAGCATGGCGTCCTATGAGTGTTTGCGCTTATCTCTTTATTGAATGTGTGCTACACTACACGCCATGAAAACGTGTAGTGTAGCAATATGTCCTCACCAAGCTAAGACGAAGGGGTTCTGTAATCCTCACTATCAGCGTCTATGGCGGACGGGAACTGTTAATGCTGAAACCCCAATCATGCCCAGAATCATTGGCGATGATGACGCTCGGTTCTGGAGCAAGGTGAACAAAACCGAGACCTGCTGGGAATGGTTGCCCCCAACCATGAAAGGCTACGGGATATTCCGCCTTTCTAAGAGAAACATTCTGGCGCATAGGTTTAGCTTCGAGTTATCTGGGAAGATCATTCCTCTGGGATTACAACTGGACCACTTATGCCGCAATAGAAGATGTGTGCGCCCCGAACATCTGGAAGTTGTGACCAATCGGGAGAACTCTTTGCGGGGTGAAAGCCTCAATGCCCAAAATGCCAGAAAAACTACTTGCAAGCGTGGGCACCCCTTTGACGATGTAAATACCTATCGGATGCCGAATGGCAATCGCAATTGTCGTATCTGCCGACATGAGGCTCGTTTACGGCACTATGTCGCAACCGGCAAGTAGGTCTTCAAGCTCAGTGGGGCCAGTCAATCTGTGAGGACCTGATGCCAATAGCCTGTTACCGCATCCGCGAGATTAAGCGGTCGGCGTCCGATGACGGCCTGTACATGGTGGTGGATTTCTGGGACTCCGAGGCGGACCTGACCGGGGGCCAGCCCCCGGCGCTGTCGAACTCATTCCGCTTCCCTGGCCCCCTGCGGACCACCAAGCTGCAATTCGTGCGGGACCGTGACGGCCTGTACCACCGGCTCAGCGATGACACCTGGGTAACTGAGGAGGTGGCCGCTGACCTGCTGTCCGCCGAGTTGGAGACGGCGGAGGTGGCGGTTAACCACGTCGCCGTCTTGCACGACGCCATTGCCCGGTACATTGGCCGGGCGAACCTGCACGGTCAAGGGTCTATCGACACTCTGCATCCGGTGGATGATGAGCCGGACACCGCCGGGGTGGTCCGGCGGCAGGCGGTACAGGATGAGGTGGGCGTGGGGTACGGGCGGTCAATTGACCGCCCCAACAGTTGGGAGCGGCTGTAAATGGCCACCCTCAACCTCACCCTCAGCAACACCGCCAATGACTGGGGGATGATAGCCGATTATCAACTGTTTTCCACCACCGATGAGTCGCTGCAAACGGGCGCGACCGTCAATGGGTCTGACGGGGCGGGCTACCTCTTCACCGGCGTTAGCGGCCTGAGCGGGGCCACGATCAACAGCGCCGACGTGAACTGGCCGACCCGCACCACCGAGCTAGGCACGATGGTCTGTAAGATATTCTGCAACGACGTGGAGGCTCCCACCGCGCCCGCCGATGGCGCGGCTTTTCAGGCTCTAGCTCGGACCACCGCTGGGGTGGATTTCACGGCCTATGGGCACTCCTCCGATGGCGCGCTGATGACGGCGGCGGTCAGCATCGCCACGGTGGTGCAGGAACTGGCGGACACCTGGGACCCCAGCGCCATTTCCGTGCTGGTGGACGATAACGGCACTTCGCAGGCTACCAGTAACAACGGGCGGTTCCGGGACCAGAGCCGGGCCGGTGCCGCCGACGCGACCCTGGATATTGACTACACCGAGGGAGTGTCGGACCAGACCATCACCGGCCCCACGGTCTCCCTGGCCCTCAGCGCCAACGCGCCAACGTTGGCCGCCTCGGGCGCTGCCCCAATAACCGGCCCCACTGTGAGCCTGGCCCTCAGTGTGCAGGCTCCGGTGGCCAGCGGCTCCGGGACGGCCCCGGCCATTGCGCCAACACCCACGGCGGTTGCCTTCGCGGTCAACGCGCCAACCCTTGCCCCTTCTGGTGCGGCTCCCATCACACCGACGCCGGTGTCACTGGCCCTCTCGGTGGCGGCCCCCACAATTGCGGGCAGTGGTACCGCTGCTATCACCGCGCCCACCGTGGCGATGGCCCTGTCGGTAGCCGCGCCAACTGCGAGTGGTAGCGGCACCGCCACGGCCATTGCCCCGACGCCGACCGACCTGGTCTTTGCGGTCAGCGCGCCCAGCATAGCCGCTGGGGGAGCAGCGCCCATAACCGCCACTCCGGTTAGCCTGGCCCTCTCGGTCAACTCGCCAACCCTGGCGGGCAGCGGGTCGGCTCCAATCACCGCCCCCACGGTGACATTGGCGCTGACGGTCAACACGCCCTCGGTCGCTGGATCGGGCACCGCCACCGCCGGGCCGCCTGCCCCTGTGGAGTTGGCCTTCTCGGTCATGCAGCCCACCCAGGTCGCCACCAGCGGCGGTGCCCAGAGCATCACCATGACCGGAGCCGTGGCGCTGGCCCTATCGGTTAATGCTCCCGCCGTGGCTGGCTCCGGGGCCGCTGCGGTCACCGCTCCATCGGTGGTCCTGGCCCTAACGGTCAACGCCCCGGCGGTGGCGGGATCCGGCTCAGCCCCGGCGACTCTGGCCCCGGTGGGAATGGCGCTGTCGGTCAACGCGCCGAGCCTTGCGGGTTCTGGCGCTGCCCAGGTCACGGCCCCGGCAATATCGCTGGCCTTCAGCGTGGCGGCCCCGGCGCTGACCAGCACTGGCGCGGCTCCGGTGGCCCCGGCACCCACCGCGCTGGTTATGTCGGTGGCGGGGCCGGCGCTGTCGGGCAGCGGCACGGCCACGGCGATCACGGTTGGCGTGGTCCTGTTGGTGCTGTCGGTAAATGCACCCACCACATTTGCGGGGACCTTCGGCGTCCCGGTTCCGGGGCCAACTAAGGCGGTGGTGGTGAACCCTTACAATGCCCTGACCACCTACAACCCGGGCCGAAACTCGCTTGCCACCAGTCACGATGGGGGCAATGACGCGGGGCCAACGCATGACGGGGCCAACGCATGACGGGGCCAACGAGGCGGTGGCGGCCCATGACGGGACAAATGCCGTTGAGGTGATATACTAGGAGTAAGCCAAAAAGAGTCCCGGCGGTGCAGAAACACCCCGGGACCACGGCAAACGATAGGGAGATCTACCGATGCAACTACAGTTTAGCACGCTTCTCACCACCCCCGACGCTTCCCTCTGGCAAAGTCCGCTTCTCCCGGCCCGTTTTTGGGTCAAGGTCAACCCCGCTGGCCCCATGCCTGAGCATTGCCTTGAGATTGGCCAGTGCTGGGTCTGGACGGGGGCTTGCAACTCGGATGGCTACGGCCAATTCAAGGCTGCCAGCAGGATGGCCGGCGCCCACCGGCATCTCTACGCCGCTCTGTTAGCCCCCCTTCCGGATGGCCTCCATGTTTGCCACCGCTGCGACAATCCGCCCTGCGTGCGGCCCGGCCATCTGTTTACTGGGACTCCGGCTGATAACGCCGCTGACCGGGAACGGAAGGGGCGAAACAACCCACCCCGAGGTGAGCGGCACGGGAGATATACCCATCCCGAGCAAACCGCCCGTGGTGAGGGGCATGGGAGCGCCAAACTGAACACCACCAAGGTCCTGGAAATCCGCAGGCTAGCAAGTGAGGGTCTAACCAAGGCAGCTATTGCCCGCCAATTCGGGGTGAGCCAGGCCCTGGTGGGGTACATCATCCGGCGGGAAATCTGGGCACACGTATAGAATTGGCGGGCAATGGCGACATGGTATACTGAGTTGAGTCAACGCTGCTGAGGTCACCGATGGCGCTTCGTTTTAACCTTTTATTCGGCCAGATGCGGCCCGCGCCCCAAGGCCAGGCCATTGGTCTGACCCTCATGGGGACCCCCGCCAGCACGCCGGGTAAGGACGACCTCAGCGCCGACGGCAAGATGTACTACCGGCGCAAGCGCCCCATCAAGAGCCTCCAGTTGCGGAGCCTGGATGGGAGCCGGGCGGCGGTGCTGTACACCACCGACGCCCTGGGCAATATCACGGTGGACGCGCCGGGCCACCAGAACACTCTGATGCAGATGGGTTGGCCGCTCTACCAGGGGCCAGGCACCGGCCCGGTGACCCTGGACCAACTGCTATTCCCCAGGCCGTATCTGGGCACCAGTGACCCCTATTACCGAGTAATCCTCGCAGAATTGGAGGCCCGTAAAGGTGGCTAACATATTCAACAACACCGCTAAAATTGGGCTGCTGAACGGGGCCACCAGCGAGATTGACCTGATTAACGACACCATCGTCATCATCGCCCTGGAGGTGAATGACGACCCCGACGACCCCGACACCGAGTTCGTCGCGGACGTGCTGGGAGCCGGTGACGCCGACGAGGTGACCAGCACCGGCTACACCGGCGGCTTCGCGGGCGCGGGCCGTCTGACCGCTGGCACCCCTGCGTTCGCCATTGACCAGGCCAACAACCGTGGCGAGTGGGATTGTGCCGATTTCACCTGGACCAGCATCAGCCAGGCCGGGGCCGAGGTCTGGGCCGGGTTCCTGCTGGCCAAGGAACTGACCAACGACGCCTCCTCCCCTGCCATTGTCCAGATTGATACGGCGACCGGCCTGCCGCTGACCCCGAACGGCTCCAACATCACCCTGACCATCGACGCCGAAGGGCTGCTGCACTTCACCTAGACCCGGAGGGGCACATGGTCACCACGATTGGGGTCGCAGACTTCAACATCAAACAAAACGACACCAGCCCCTTCAAGCGGGTCATGCTGACCGGCGCGGACGAGGCTAACAACCCGCTGAGCCTCACCGGAGCCTCGGTCAAGTACATCATGCGCCCCCAGGCGGCGGGGTCCACGGTCAAGGTCAACGCCGCCGCCGTCATCATTTCCGCCACCACCCCGGTGACCGTGGAGTATCGCTGGGCGGTGGGCGACACCGACACCATCGGTTGGTTCATCGACGAATGGCAGGTGACCTTCGCGGGCGGCGCGGTGGAGACGTTCCCCAACACCCGACATGGCAGTGTGCTGGTCCATGACGACCTGGCGGATTAGACAGTGGTATTAGTCAGCGAGCAGGCCCTCAACCGGTCGGTGATCGAACCCTCCCGCGATGAGGGTTTGCCCTACTCCAACCTGGTCCTCAGCATGGCCAGCGTCGCCGACGACTTTTTTCCCTGGGGCAACAACCTCCCCCTGCGGGACCGGCAACTGCGCGGCTTCTGGCCGACCGAGCCGGTGCTAGCCTCGGCGATCTACACCGTGGTGAGCCGCAACGCCGCGCTGTCGTGGGGCCTGGAAGGACCACCCCGAACCATCGAATCGGTCCAGCGTATGCTGCACTCGGTGGACCGAGGCCGGGGCTGGGAAAACTTTATGATCAAGGTCTGCACCGACTACCTGACCCAGGACAACGGCGCGTTCATCGAGATTGTCAGGCAGGGCGAGGGAGCGAACTCCCCGGTGATTGCGCTCAACCACCTGGACGCGGAACGGTGCCGGCGCACCGGGCGGCTGGATTACCCGGTGATCTATACCGACCGCATGGGGCGGATGCACCGCATGGAGCCTCATGATGTGATTGACCTGGTGGAGTTCCCCTCACCCATCGAGACGATGAACGGGGCGCAGTTGTGCGCTGTCTCCCGGGTGCTCCGGGCATCACAGATCCTCCGGGATATCTCGATCTACAAGCGGGAGAAGGTGGCCGGGAATACCCCGATGGGAATCACAATCGTAAACGGAATCAGCCAGAAGTCTATCTCCGACGCGTTCATTGACCACCGGGAGCGCATGTCCGCTGAGGGGTTCACGCGGTACATCAAGCCCCTGGTGTTCGCCACCACCGACCCCAACGCCAGGCCCACCTCCGTGGAAATACCCCTCAAGTCCCTGCCCGATGGGTTCGACGAAGACATGGCGATGCGCTGGTACATCAACCAGCTGGCGATGGGATTTGGCGTGGACTACCAGGATTTCGCGCCGCTGCCCGGGCGTGCCCTGGGCAGCGGCCAGCAAAGTCTTATTCTCCACATGAAGAGCCGGGGCAAAGGCCCGGCGGTGTTTATGAAGGCGCTGTTGCACGCCTTCAACTTCCGTGGCATCCTGCCCCAGAACGTGGAGTTCACCTGGTCCGACCGGGACCTGGAGGAGGAACAGGAGACCGCCAACCTGCGGGAGGCGCAGTCCCGGACGGACGCGGTGTACGTCGCCAACGGGGTGCTGAATCGCACCGTGATCCGGCGGCGGCTCCTGGAGCGTGGCGAAATCACCCAGGAGGAGTTCGACGCCCTGGAAGCTGAGCAACTGGCGGACCCGGCCCAGGCCAACCCGGTGGGTGACCAGATGGGTGACCAGTTCGGCGGCGATGCGGCCCCGGCGGAGAAGGCGGTGGGCGATGAGCGGGCGGGCTTCGCGGAGCAGGCACGCCTGGATGCGGAGGACGCGCTGGCTCAGGACATGGAGCAGGCCCTGGCCCGGGTGCTGCGCGACATCAAGAAGCGGCTGAACGGGTCCAAACTGCTGCGCCGGAAAGAGGGGCCGGAGTTTCTTTTTGACGACACGGCATTCCAGGAGGAGATGCGCCGGGAGTTGGTCTCGGCGATGCTACCCCACGTGCGCCACATCGCGAACGTGGCGCTGGACGCCAACCTGTCCCTTGGCCTCAACGTGGACCTGGACCGGGTCAACCGGGAGGTGCTGCAATTCTCCAGCACCTACACCAACGATTGGTGGGCCAAACTGAGCGCCAATACCAGCCAGACGCTACGTGCTGAGTTCATGGCCTGGCAAGAGTTGGGCCTGGGCGACCGGGGGCTGCCCGACTTCATCGACGCGATTGAACCACTGTTCGGCGAGACCCGGGCCAAGCGGATCGCGGTCACGGAGACCACCCGCATCTTTGATTTGGGCAACAACCTGGCCCACATCGCCGCCGGGGTGACCGAGGAGGAATGGCAGACGGTCCGGGGCACCGGGGTGGATCAGATGTGCGCCGACCTGGACGGCCAGCGGTTTCCGGTGGACGGCGGCCCAAGGCCGGTGACCGATACTCATATCGGGTGCGTCGCCGAAGGGACTCTGGTAAACGGCGTGGCGATTGAAGGGGCGTACCGCGTTCACTATTCAGGCCCGATGCTCGAACTTACGACTGAGGCTGGTATGCGTCTTTCCATCACCCCGAATCACCCGGTGTTGACGGACCGAGGATGGGTGGCTGCGGAGTTCCTCCGCCCAGGTGACAATGTTATCAGCGGCGGCTTTGGTGAGGGGGTAGTCTCGTGCGCTAACGAACGCATAGCAGATTGCCCAACCGTGATTGAACAGATATTCGGAGCGTTTCCAGTGGTTCGACGGGAACTCATTACGGGAACGGAGTTCCACGGCGATGGCGGGCGCATGGATGGCTACGTCGATATTGTAAGCGCCGACCGCCAATTGAGGGGTGACCAGGAGTCCAGCGGATTCCAGCCAGTGGGCCATTTGCCGTTCATCGGCAGTGGCATAGCACATAGATTTTTGGTCCGTTATCGCGCGGCGTTGGTGGCTCTCCGGGCGCATGGGAGTGCCCCGGCGCGCTCGATTTGCTTTCTGGGTAAGGGCCTTACGTTCGGCCTCGGTCAATTCGGCCATGCGTTGCTGGTTGGCCTCACTAATGGTTCTTCTCGTTATGCCATTGGCCAGCAAACGACGACTGATGGCTCGGCGAGAAACGCCATACTTTTGGGCCAGGGCCATTTCGGACTCCCCAGCGAGATAGGCAGCGATGATCTCCGCCTCCGGGAGGATCAATTGGTTGGACCTCGGGTCCAATCCAGCATTCCGGATAACTCGGTAGAATTGGGTCAGGGAGACCGGACACCATTGCAGGATCGACTTGAGAGCCTTCCCCTCCCGGTATTCCGTGATGAGTTGGTTTCGATCCGCTGCCGTCAATATTCTGGTCATGTCTACGACCTCCAGTCCTCAATGTCGATGTATCAAGCTGCCGGAATCGTTATACACAATTGCCGGTGCGCCCGTCTGCCCGTGGTAGCGGACGCGGTGCTGGGGAGATAGCCGGTGGGTATGCGGTACGACCCGATTGGGATCAATCCGAAACTGCCACGGGGTAACGAGTTCGCGGTGGCGGCGGAGCAGGAACTTTCCGGGTTCATCAAGAACCTCCAGCGCACGGCCCAGACCTACCCGCCCCAGCGTCACCCGGGCCACAGCAGGACCGGCACCCTGCGGCGCTCCTGGTCCAGTGGTACAATGCGGAGCACTGGACGCATCGTAGGCGAGGTGGGGTCAAACAGTGGGATGGCCCCGTACAACCGCAAAGTGCAGGGGGAGAATGCGGAGCGGGCGTTCTGGGCTGAGGGGTATGGGTGGCCGGGAGTGGATTCCCTGGCCCACGATGTGACCCAGTTTCTGCCCCTGGTTATCCAGCAGGCGATTGACCGAGTGCTGGACCAGGCCGGAGCATGATGGACCAGGACAAAGAGCAGGACGTTTGGGATCGCTTCTGGAACCTCGTGGACAAGCCCGAAAATTGGCAGGATGCTGACACTTGCTGGAACTGGCTCGGCGCGGTGGACGGCAAGGGCTACGGGCGGTTCAACAGCGGCGACGGCACCGTCATTGCCCATCGGTTCAGCTACCTCAAGGATCATCAACTGGCCGAGGGAATGCAACTGGACCACACCTGCCGGAACACCAACTGCGTTCGCCCGGCACATCTGGAGCCGGTGACCCTGGAAGAAAACGTCCGACGGGAGTTTGCTGCGATGGCTGATGCCAAGGATGCCACGATGGAGAACATCGACAACAAGGGGTTTGGCTCCCCGATGGACAGCATGGATATTGCGTGGGAACTGGAGTCCCGCAAGTTCGAGCAGGCCGAGGTGAACTACAATCCTCTCGGTGCCACCGCTGACCAGGGGTGCGCCAACTGCCAGTGGTTCCTCAATCCCGGCTACTGTCTGCTGGTGCGGGACTGGCCCCAGCCAATTACGCCCAATGGCCTGTCGGATCAGTGGATGGCTCGGGTGCTGCCCGAGGATATGATGAAGGCCAAGGCGGGGTATCAACGGCGTCACCGCCAACGTCCGTATGGCGTCAAGCCGAAGATGGAGGGCAAGGGTCTGCTCCACCGGGTGGCGGCGAAGCTCCGGGGCGATGCTGGGCCAGAGGCTGAGCCAGCCCCCCAGCCATTGGAGAACGACTGGTTTTTCACCAAGACCAAGGACGGCAACCTTTGGTGGATGGCGGTTGCCACCAACAACTTCCGCGACAACGATTACCCGCCGGAGGTGTTCACGGCCAAGGCTCATCAAAAACTCATGGCCCGGTATGAGAGCGGCGCGACCCCGCTCCCAGAACTGTGGTACTGGCACACTCCGGGAACCCGCTGGGGCGAGGCTAAAATGGCGGGCTTCGACGATGGCCTGGTCTGGTACGCTGGCACCGTGGACCCCGGCATGGAGCATGTCGCCCAGAAGGTGGCGGCCTTGGCCCCGTTCCTGCGGGTTTCGCACGGCTACCGGAACTTTTCGTATGACGACAAGGCTCGTGGTATAATTGGCGAATATGAGACATTTGAAGTCTCCCCGTTGCCTCTTTCCCGCGAGGCCAACCCATTAACAGCGTTCGCCGTGAGCGATAAGGAGATGGACAGCATGGAGATCACCAGGGAGAAGCGAGACCACCTGGTCGGGGTATTCGGCCCCGATTGGGTGAAGAACTTTGAGGCTCGGGGCACCGCCCTGGTGAACCAGGGCAAGGCCGAAGGGCGGGAACAGAAGGACCAGACCAGCCCACCGGTGCCCGATCCGGCACCGGCACCGGCTGCCACCAATACGCCGGCCCCGGCGCCCACCGCCACGGTGCCTACCCCGGAACCGGATCAGAAGGCTCAGGCTGATGCCCTGGCCGTGGCGCTGGTGGCGTCGCCGGGCTTCAAGGCCATCAACGATACCCTTGGCATGGTGGCCACCGAACTGCCCGCGCTCAAGGAGCGGCTGACCAGGGTGGAGACGCAGTTGAAGCAGGGCGATGAGGCCCGGCTGGACGCGCTGGTGGCGGCCCGCATCGCGGTGCCCCAGCCCGGCACGGCACCCTCGGAGAAGGCCAGCAATGTGGTCACCGGCGACCAGGCCACCAAGGACTACGGAGCGCCTAACCTGGGCTTTGACCCGCAGTTCCTCTCCTCGGTGGGCACGTCCACCCGTTAACAAGCCCCTGGCCGGGTCTTCCGGCCAGTTAATCGGGAACCAGGTTTGCTCAGCGACGCATTTGGATTGAGAGGTTAAGACCATGTTGATGGACCGCATCAAGCAAGCCGAGTTCCGGGATATGCTGCTGGAGACCCTGGGACTCAAGGCCGCCGGGAATACCGGCTACAAGCACGACGCCTCCGGCACCCCCACCGCGATCTATGCCCACGGCCCGGAGGGTGTCTTCACCTTCCCCGGCGTGGACGCCAAAGTATTCTCCGCCTACGTGGGCGTGGAGTCCGGGGTGATTGGGGTGCTCCCCAAGTTCCCCAGTGTCTTCACCCACCCCGTCTATACCAGCATCACCGGGGTCCAGGACGACACCGGCAGCGAGGCCGTCCAGGCCTGCGATAATGCCCCGGTCGCGGGGCTGCTCAAGACCTGCAAGCTATCCAGCGTCTTCGGGCGCTACCAGCGGTCCACCAGGGAGATATACCTGGACCGGCTGGGCATGTACGTCAATCCCGGTGACCCCAACTATTTGCAGATGCAGAACTGGGGTGGCGAGGCGGTTCCCGGGATCCCCCAGGATATGCTCCACCCGGCGCTGGCTCCCAATGGCAGGATTAACCTCAACAGCGAGATGCAGAAGGTCCTGCTCGAATTCGGGGTCTCCTTCACCCGGCAACTGGCCCGGCAAATGTACGTTGGCAGCCCCGCCAACAACAGCGTGGTCGGTGAGAACGCCGGGTACAAGGAACTGACCGGGTTCGACATTTTGATCAACACCGGGTTCGCCGATATCGAGACCAACACCGCTTGCCCCGCGCTGGACTCGGATATCAAGGACTTCAACTTCGACAACGTTGACGGATCCGACACCCAGGATATCGTCAACGTGATGACCTACATGTGGAGGTTCCTCAACAAGAACGCCCGCACGATGGGCTTCACCCCGGTCAATTGGGTCCTCGCCATGCGCGAGGAACTATTCTACGAAATGACCGCCGTCTGGCCCTGTAGGTACGACACCTACCGCTGCACGACCCAGAACTCGACCACCCAGACGGTGTTCATCAACGGTCGCGACGAGGTGACCCGGCGCGACGAGCTGCGCAACGGGCGGTTCCTCCTGATCGATGGCATGAGGGTGCCGGTGGTGTTCGACGATGGCATCGCCGAGCTTAATGACACCACCTCGGCCAGCCTGAACGCCGGGGAGTTTGCCTCCGATATCTACTTCATCCCGCTGACCGTGATGGGCGGCACCCCGGTCACTTTCATGGAGTACTTCCAGCACGACAACCCGTCGCTTCAGGAGGCGCTGAACATGGCGCGGGGTGAGGGCCTCTTCACCACCAACGGCGGCTCGTGGATGTGGAACACCCGGCGGACCAACCTGTGTCTGGCCTGGCAGGGGAAGGTGGAGCCGAGGCTGGTCCTGCGCACGCCGCAATTGGCCGGGCGCGTGCAGAACGTGAAATATGTGCCTTTGCAACACACTCGGACCGCCTTTCCGGACGATCCATATTTTGCTGACGGCGGAGTCACCAGCAGAATTGGTAACGGCCCTTCGTTTTACCAGCCCTGGCAGTCGTAGATACTGCTACATATCTGTTGCTAACGCTGCCATTCCCGTATATAATTACAGGAATGGCAGCTTCTTTTTGTTCAGTAAATGGATGTGACAAACCGGCTAATGCTCGGACGCTTTGTAGTTCCCATTATCATCGGTTCATGCGACATGGAGATCCGGAAGGAGGGCCGCACTATTACCGAAAACGCCCGGCATCAGAACGCTTCTGGGCATATGTCAAAAAAGAGGTTGACGGATGTTGGCTATTTAGGAAAGGGAGAAATCAGGACGGTTACTGCACATTTGAAACTGAGTCTTGGCCAAAGCGTAAGTCTATGTTGGCCCATCGTTATTCATTTCAATTAGCCTATGGCCGGCCACCGGAAGGCGAATTAAATCATCTATGCTATGTACGTAATTGTGTTAATCCTGCTCATCTCACAGAAGTGACAAAGATGGAACATATCTTAGAAGGCAACGAACGGCGAAGAGTGGAACGGCTGACGTATCGATTGATAGAACGATTAGCGGAAGACTACGGCTGCGCCCTTGACGATATCTTGGCTGGCAGAGTAAGGTTGCAAATACAATCCTAACCACCAGGCGGGGGGTGATGGCCTCGCCTGGTATTCCTCCTCGGCGCGAGGGGCGGGGACTTGGGTCTCCCCGCCCCTCTTCTTTTCGTGTATAATGTGAGCAAGAAAAAGTCCCGGCGGTGAGTTGAAGCACCCCGGGACGCGGCACGATAGTTTGGAGGTCTACCATGCAACTACAGTTTAGCACAAGGGCCCCCCTCGACAATCTCCTCTTTGGCAGTCCGCTACTCCCGGCCCGGTTCTGGGCCAAAGTCAATCCCTTCGGCCAACTGCCCACGCATTGCCCGGAACTTAGCCAGTGCTGGGTCTGGACGGCGTACTGCCGGCCGGATGGCTACGGCCAATTCAGGTCTTACGGCAGGCTGGTCTACACGCACCGGCTCAGTTACGCCGCCCTGGTCTCCCCCATCCCCGAGGGGCTGCACGTCCTCCACCACTGTGACAATCCCCCCTGTGTGCGGCCTGGACACCTGTTTGCTGGTACGCAGGTAGACAACGTGGCCGACATGATCAGGAAGGGGCGGCATTGGAACTCGAAACTGAACGATGCCAAGGTACTCGAAATCATCAGGCGGGCCAGCCAGGGCCTCACCCAGCCCGAGATTGCCCGCCAATTTGGTGTGAGCCGTAGCATAGTCGGGCAAATCGTCCGGCGGGAAGTATGGAAGCATCTGTAATTAATTCGTCGCCTCAATGCGCCGTTATTGCGGATTTCCCGCACTAGGAGATAGCCAGAATTCGTCATCTTCATTTTAGGTGTATACTTCCGATTGGCCGGGGACTGTCGCTGGTTTCCCGGCCATCCCGGGGGTCGCGGGCGAGGGGGAACCCCCGTCCGCGACGTTAAAATCTCTGAGCGACCAGGAGATTATGGACCGTGTCTTTATAACCGGCGGCGCTGGCTACCTCGGACGAGCGCTAGTGGCCCACCTGCTGACCCAGCACCCCGAGCATCCTCAGGTCACCGTCTACTCCCGAGATGAGGAAAAGCTGGCCCGGCTGCGGGCGCGATACCCTCACCCTCTCCTACTCACCACCATCGTTGGCGACGTGACCGACGCCCATCACCTCACCATGCAGATGCAGGATCACGACACCGTGATCCACTGCGCCGCCATGAAATTCGTCCCGGAATGCGAACTCCAGCCCAGCGAGGCCATCCGCGTTAACCTGCTGGGCAGCCAGATGGTGGCCGCCAGCGCCGCCAACGTGCCGAGCGTGAAGGACGTGGTGGCAATCAGCACCGACAAGGCGTGCCAGCCCATCAACACCTACGGGGCCACGAAGATGCTCATGGAGCGTCTCTGGGTGGAGTACAACAAGTGGTGCCCGGCGAACTACCACCTGGTGCGATACGGCAATGTGATCGCCAGCACGGGTAGCGTGGTGGGAATCTGGCGTGCCCAGATGGAGGCCCAGCAGCAGTTGACCCTCACCGACCCCCTGATGACGCGCTTCTGGTGTGGCGTGGGTGACGCGGTGCAACTGATTCTGCGCAGCCTGGAGGAGCCGGGGGGAACCATCCTGGTGCCGGAGTTGCCGAGTTCCACGATGGACGAATTGGCCGAAGCGTGTTGGGGCCTGTTCGCTGGACCTACGGCCCGGGTTTGGGACCTGAACCATTGCACCAGGATCATTGGCAACCGTGGGGGCGAAAAGAGTACCGAGACCCTCATTACGGCGCACGAACGATGGGAGAGTGAGTCCGCCGGGTGCCTGGGCACCATGCCGCTCCAACGGTTGATTCCGGGCCAACCTATATCACCCACCGGATGCGAAGCCTACACCAGCGAGCACCCCGAGCACTGGCTGACACAGAGTGAGTTGATCAACCTGCTGATTGAGGCCGTCCGGTGGGAGTGATCACGGTCACCGGCGCGGAGGGGATGCTGGGCAGGGCGGTGACCAACGAGCTTGGGCGGCGGAAACTGCCCCACCTGGCGTCGTCCCGGCATTGGGTGGACATTGGCGACATGAACCGGCACGACTGGCACTGGCTCGGCTTTGACCGCAACCGTGAGCCAGGGCTGGTGATTAACTGCGCTGGCATTGTGCGCCCCCGGCAGTTGCCAGCGAGTGAGTATATCCGGGTCAACTCCTTCGGCTCCCACAACCTGGCCGAGCATTGCGGGCGGCTGGTGCAGGTGTCCACCGATTGCGTCTTCGATGGCCTGACCAGACACACTTACGGCGAGTCCTCGCCGCCCAGCCCGGGCGACCTGTACGGCCTGAGCAAGCTGGCCGGGGAGGTCACCTATGGACCACACCTCACCGTGCGCTGTTCGTTCCTGGGGTTCAGCCCGAAGAAATTAGGGTTGCTGGACTGGTTCCTGGGCCAGCCCTCGGGCGCGACGGTGGAGGGCTGGACCTCCCGCTGGAGCGGCTGGTTCGTCGATGACCTGGCGGGGCGGTTAATCGATCTGGCGCTGGACTCGTCCATCACGGGGCTGGCGCATCTGCCGGGCGCATACGCAATGAAGGTCCATATCCTGGAGGCCGTCGGCAGCCGGTTACGCCCGGATATCCGGGTCGTGCCCACTGACCGGGGAGGCAACCTGAGGCTATGCACCGAGCGCCAGGACACCCTGGAAATCCTGGGGGAGTATTCGTTCGAGGAGATGATCGAGAATATCTGCGCAGCGCGTAAAGTAGTATAATGGCGGTGAGCCAAAAAGAGTCCCGGCGATGGTATCACATCCCGGGACCGTGGCATCGAAGGAGGCCAATCCAAACGATGCAGTTACAGTTTACCACGCTTCTATCCCCCGACGCTCCCCTCTGGGGCAGTCCGCTTCTCCCACCACGCTTCTGGAGCAAGGTTAACCCCGCTGGCCCCCTACCTGACCATTGCCCTGAACTGGGGCAGTGCTGGGTATGGATGGCAGGCACCGCCGGTAGTGGCTATGGCGAATTCAGTGTCGGCAGCCGTTCCGATGGGACACGAAGACTGGTCTACACGCACCGGCACATCTATGCCACTCTCATTGGCCCAATCCCGGATGGTCTGTACGTCCTCCACCGCTGTGACAACCCTCCCTGTGTTCGGCCTGGGCATCTGTTTGATGGGACTGCGGCAGATAACCAATCGGACATGAGCCGGAAGGGGCGGCACGGGAGCGTTCGCCACCCCGAACGAATGGCACGTGGTGAGCGCAACGGGAATTCCAAGTTGAACGATGCCAAGGTATTCGAAATTCACAGGCTGACCAGGGCTGGCATGACTCAGACCGCCATCGCCCGCCGATTCTTGGTGAGCCGTATGACTGTTAGGCGCATCATCCGGCGCGAAAACTGGAGGCAAGTTGAGGACTAAGTCCGCTCCGATTACCATCACCATGCCTGTGGGACCGCACCCGGCGAACAGCCGGTGGCTGAGGGAGGCTCTTGACTCCATCGCCACCCAGACCCTTCTGCCCGACCAGGTGGTGGTCATCGCCGACGGCGCTCACCTGGACCTCCCCCTCTGGACTGACCCCCCCTGCAACCTGGTGATCTGGGAAACTCCCTGGGTCTCCGGCGTCGCGCACGCATTCAACTTCGGTGTGGCCCTGGCTCGGAATAATCTCGTTCTGATGCTGGGCAGTGATGACCGCTTGGAAGTTGATGCGGTGGCCGACTGCTGGGCGGCCTGGCAGAAATTCCAGAATCGCCACGGTTACTATTACCTGGACATCCTGTATTCCGATGGGCGCACCCAATCGCTGGCCTCCAACGCGGCGATGGTGCACAAGGATCTGTGGCACTTAACAGGGGGCTTCCCGCCGGAGTCGGCGGCGGGCCAATGTGACACGGTGCTAATATCCTCCATCCTGGCGGCCAAGGGCCGGCTGGGGAACCTGCACCGGGTGGCGAGTAAGCGGCCCCCGTACTGGTATCGAGTACATGATGAGACGGACACCGCCACCAGGCCCGCGAAGCTGCGGGCGGCGGCGGCGCTGGTCCGGGAGCACTATACTGATTTGGCCGCGGCAGAACCAGGCTCGAATTAAACAGGAGGTAACCCGGGAATGGAAATTCAGCGACGATCCCTGGAACTAATCAAGCAAATTGGTGGGCACCTCGGCCTGAGGGTGGACCGGGTCAAGGATCAGTTCGGGACCTCGTATATCCTTAAGCAGCTTGACGAGAGCGGCGTTAACATTGAGGAAAACCTTCGGGGCCTCCGTAATGAGGCGGAGATGCTCAAGCTTCTGAGCGGACTGGAGGTAGTGCCCCGGCTGATTTCCAGCGGAGATAACTACGTTCTCCAGGAGGATCTGGGCGACGGCGAACCCGTCACCGACCCTGAGCTATTCCGCCGCAACTGCGTCAAAATGCTGGCCTGCTTGCGGGACCTCGGGGTGCGCCACGGCGACCTCACCGGCCCTCAATCCGGGGGGGAGTCCAACATCATCGCGAAGGGTAACTGGCCCTGGGTGGTGGACTGGCAAGAGGCGCACCTGCTCACTGACCCGGCCCCGCAGAAAAGCCCCTACTCCGACTCCTGGCTGCTGATGCGGACCCTCGCCGATTGGCCCACCGCCACGGGAGAGACGCTGGACACCCCCCGGGTGGCCCGGCGGTGGCAGGCGGTGCTGGAGGCGCTGGGCGCTCATACTGACCTCACCCTGCCCCTGCTGGGTAAGTTCTTTATCGACCTGGGGACGTACCAGGGGGATTTTCCCGCCCTGGCCTCTGCCGAGGGCATGAACACCATCGGCTTGGATTTGGGCGGTTTTCGGTCAGGGGAGGACTCGATAAAACAGGGCAGCGAATTGTGGCGGCTCTTCCCCTTCGGAACTATGTTCTTACAGCATGCCGATATCATGGTCTATCACATTCCCACAATCAGAAACTTTGACGTGGGGATGATGTTCAGCACGTTCCCCTACCTGGTGCAGAGCCACGGCGACCGGGCCTATGAGCGCCTGGCGGAGTGGATGGCCGCCTGCGAAGTCTTCTTCTTCGAGACGCAGCTGGAGGGCGACGGGCCCGGGCTGGCGGTTCACCCGGACCTGGACACCGTTGGCGAGATGCTGGTCACCCTGGCCCCGGGCCGGGAGGTTCGCCCGCTGGTGACAATTCCGGTGACGGGGAGGGACGCCAGCAGGACCGTTTTTGAGGTGCGGTGATGGACAGAGATCTGGGGGATTTGATAGTTGAACTTAAACCTCACGTTTCTCAGCTGATGCAGCAGTGTCAGGCATTGCCAGAGGGCGCACCCCTGGTGCAACGAACATATATGGTGCAGAGGTAACGATGATTGGCATCATGTTGCTCACCTACGAACGCACCGACTATGCTCTGGAGACCCTGGAGGGCCTCAATAGCTACCTCCACACCACAGAGCCGGTCCACCTCCACATCGCCGACGATGGCTCGCGCCAAGAGCATTGGGAGACCATCCTGAACTACGCGCAACGGCTGACCTGGGTGGCCAGGCTGACCAGCAGCAACAGCGGACGGCAGGGGTACGGGGCCAACTACAACCTCGGCACCCAGGCCATTCACCAGGATTGCGATATCATCCTGCCCCTGGAGGATGACTGGCGGCTGGTGCGTGACCTCCGGCTGGACCCCCTGGCGGCGATACTGCGGAACGATCCGCGGGTGGCGTGCATCCGCCTGGGGTACATCGGCTGGACCCAGCCGTTGCGGGGCGAGTTCTTCGCCTCCCAGGGGCAGACCCTGCTACTGCTGGACCCCGACTCACCGGAGCCTCATGTAGCTAGTGGACACCCAAGATTGGAAACTAGACAATACCAACGTGGTGTCGGACCCTGGACAGCAGGGTTAAGAGCAGGTGAAACCGAATTGGATTGGTGCAGGCGTGAAGCGGCAAGAAAAGGGGTGGCTTGGCCTGCGGATTTAATTCATCCTCGGGGCGACTTATTTGCCCATATAGGGACGGTGAGCGTATCACATGAATACCCAGACGGAAGAATGGCGTCCAGTAGTGGGGTTTGAACAGGATTACGAAATCAGCAGTTTGGGGCGTGTCCGCAGTCTGAAAAACAAGACTAATTCTAAGGTCGGACGAATCCTAAAAACCTGTCTGACTCATGGATATCCATATATTATCCTATACCAAGACAACCAACGGTTTCCTTTCTCAGTTCATGTATTAGTCGCCAGGACTTTTCTTGGTGTTGTTCCAGATGGTAAGGAGGTCCACCATATTGATGGCAGCCGCAATAACAATAATCTCGAGAATCTAGCCTATGTAAGCCGCGCTCACAACGTTTCTGAAGGATATCGAATTGGCAATAATCGGTCGGGTGAGGACCATGAATGGCATAAGTTGACAGTTAATCAAGTACGAGAAATTCGCAGAGCTTATCAATCAGGTGAGGGGGGTTATAAGAACCTGGCGAAACGTTTCAATCTCCCCTGGGGCACTATACGCAATATCGTTAAAGGGCGCAGATGGAAACACATCGGCACCGTCTCCAGCGAGTCAATCCGCGAGGAGCGGGAAGGGGCGGCTCCCGCGTGACCCTACAGAACCGGTCTTGCCCGGAATGCTTCGAGGAATTCCCGAACAAACTGCGGCTGGGCCAGCATCATTGGGACTATTGGCCGAATCCGGGATTCTTGAAAGAATGGCACTTTGCGCGGTATCCTGTCATGTTCATTTTCGAGGGCAACGCGGTAGGAGTACGGGAATGTTCCCGGTGCCATCGTCAGGAATTCATGCCCCTACGCTACCGTTGGAATTCTCCCTTCCCGCTGAATCCAGAGATTATTGCTGAATGGTGGGAATGGGTTGGAGAATGGGAGGCGTTGGCGTGAGACAGTTTGAGGCGGTCCCGGATTTTGTGAGGGGGCGTTAACACATCTGATATGGTGCGGGAGAGTCAAAGATGTTGGGTCTCAGGGGTATCAGCGGACGCCCAGGCCGGATGTGGGTGCCTGGGGCTGGCCCAGGTGCCGGGCTGCGCGGCGTGCTGCTCTTGACACATCAGCCCCGAAGCCTTAGAAGGATCGAAGGTACACACGCCCTATGGTAGAGACACTAAAACTGCACCTCCTGCCCAACTTCCGGGGCGACGACCAGGGCGACGGTGGGATCCGCCGAGTTGTGGAAGCTCAGGAGCGGCACCTGCCGGCCCTGGGCTATGAGATCGTGCCCACCATCGCCCAGGCCGATATCATTGCCACCCATGCCGGGAACCACCCCGACGTTCCGCCGGGCAAGCCCTGGGTGGTCCACTGCCACGGCCTCTATTGGGCCGAGTACCAGTGGGCCAACTGGCACTACGATTTGAACGCCAGGGTGGTCCAGGCCATGCGCCAGGCCGATGCGGTCACCGCGCCGTCCGCCTGGGTTGCTCAGGCCATCCGGCGCAATATGTGGCTCAGCCCGTCGGTCCTGAGCCACGGCGTGGACCTGGAGGACTGGCCGTATGACCCAGGCCGGAGCCAGGGGTATGTCCTCTGGAACAAGAGCCGTCCCGACCCAGTGTGTGACCCCTGGCCCCTGGTGGAGTTGGGGCGACTCATGCCCCGGCAGAGCTTTCTCACCACCTACTACCCCCAGAGCATGGAGCCGCTGCCCAACGTCACGGTGACCGGCACCCTGCCCTTCACCGAGGCCAAGGTCGTGGTCCAGGAAGCGGAGATATACCTCTGTACCACCAGGGAGACCTTCGGCGTCGGGACGCTGGAGGCGATGGCCGCGGGGGTGCCCGTGGTGGGCTGGGATTGGGGCGGTCAGCACGAGATCATCAAGCACGGGGTGACTGGTTGGTTGGCCACCCCAGGCGACCTGGACGGGTTGGCGGAGGGCATCAAATGGGCCAGGATTAACCGTGAGGACATTGCCCGGGAAGCGCGGATTGACGTTGAGGAGCGGTTCCAATGGCAGGACCGGATCATCGGATATGATCGTCTCTACCGGCGGATGGTGCAGCAGAGTCAGGCCACCCGACCCAAGGTGTCAGTGGTGGTGCCCCTCTACAACCTGGGGCGCTATCTCACGACCGCGGTCAACAGCGTCATTGCCCAGACGCTGACCGATTGGGACATGGTGATCGTGGACGACTGCTCCACCGACACCAGCCGGGCGG